TTTTTAATTAATATTTATCTTTATATCTGATTTGCGCCCCTTTTTACCTGGTTTATTTTCTTACTTGGTCCATTTTCTATTAAATTTATTATTGTAAGGCAGTACCCTGTGAAATACGCCCCTTCAAATAACGCCCTTTTTACCTGGTTTATTTTCTTACTGGGTCCATTTTCTGATAGATTTTATGTTGCAAGGGGGGAGTAAGGGAGTCTTTGCCTGGAATTTACACCTGGTCAGGATTCTAATACGTTATAATTAAATGCAACGTCTTGAGGATTATGTATAGATGTAAATTAAATATTTATTTATTTAAACAGACAGGATGTTGAAGACATTACAATACCTATTAAAAATTCCTTTAAAATTTGATAGATATTGATAAAATAGGGGGTCAAATTTATCAATTATTTAATTGTAGTGTCTTGTGTATTATGACTAGTTGTACAAATATACACGATGTTTAAGACGTTATAATACCCTGCTAAAAATCGGCCAAAATTTGAAAGGTTTTGTTAATTTTGACCCTTAAATTTATTCATTTTTATTAAAATTTAATTATTAAAAAAATGAAAATGGTTTAAAGATTTGATGCTATATATAATTATATATATTATGCACGGTTATATATTTCACATACTCCCTTGGAATTTCATGGAATTTGACCGCTCGTTTTTAGCGTTTGCGCGTGATGAAGAAACGCTAATAAAACGCATTAAACGGGCAAGGGGTACGGGTGGTTTATATGGGCGTTCAATTGCTTATTTTTGTAAGCAAACCATACAGCAAAACGGCGGGTTTGATAATTGGATATTCCATAAAATGGACGATAGATTATATGAAGGGTGGGACGATAAGGATGAATTCAGGCGGATGTTTAAATATTATTATGATAATACTACAGCGTCAAAATATGGCGATATGGGAGAACCTAATTATGATTTTGATGCGTTATTCTGGGACAAGGACCCATTCGGAATATACCGCAATGATAAACCAGTGGTACTGGAAAAGAAAGAGGAAGAAGACGATGAGGATGAATATGATTATACTAATGATGTGGATATGATAACCCGTGAAAATTATGATCCACATTTCTTTAGTGATAGCGATGATGATGACGAATAAATAATTATTTCTGTTTTAGGCGACTTTTGTCGTAATTCTATTTTTTTCATTAATTGATTTTATATAATATATATAATATCAATCTACTTATAGGGTTTTATAAAATATTAATATTATTATTTTATCAATTTCGACAAATCTCTATTAACTGAATCTCTTTTCGAAATACATAATATTATATTACTCCAAATTACAGTACATAAAAATAGAGTAATCTTTCTATCTATTGACATTATTATATAGGATATATCTTATTTTTTAACTTAGTTATTTTCTTATTTCGTATTAATCGTTGTTTCTTATCGTTCTCTTGTTGTTTGTTTAATCTCATATAACCGAAAAATAATCTACTAATCTTCATCATAATATCATCTAGATTAATACCTTCATTATGTAAAATATATAACGGTGCTTCTACTTGCCACCATATATCCTTTAATTGTTTTAATACGTTTCTGTTTCTTTTTCGTTGAAAATCAGAATATAATAACCAATAATCTATAGTTTTTTCATTACCATTTTCATCGACAATATAAGACATATCTTCATCATCAATTCTATATCCTGACATAGTTTATATTATTATATCGTTCATCTTTTAAACTGATAATAATACCTCTTTGACCTCTTTCTTAGAACGTTTAGATTTTGGTGTCTTTGGTTCTTTGATATCAGATAATAATAAAGTATTAAGGTCGTCTAAAGTTAAGTTTGGTTTCTTTTCAATTACGATTAATTCAACAGAGTCTGATTCTGACACGCTAGTGGACTTGGTCCACCCACTAGGTGGACCAACGTCTTTTGCTTTTTTAGATGCTCTTGTTTTGCGTTCTTTCTTAACTGGTTTTACTTCAGTTTGACTCCAAGCGAGAGGAGGTTTTTCTTCTTCTGGTTCTTGGTCTCTAGCAATTGCTTTTTTATGCCAATGCTCCTCACTTGTC